AACTCTAGTTCAAAAGATTCGCAAAGAAAAAAATAAAGAGATACGCAACCAACTGAAAAAAGATTTACCCGCTATATGTTTTAGTGGTAAGTTTCAGCAACGTAAGGATGCAAACATACAAGAACACTCGGGATTTATATGTTTAGATTTTGATGGCTATGAAAAGCAAAAAGATTTACTACAAGACAAACAAAAGTTTCAGAGCAGTAAGTTTGTTTATTCAGTATTTATATCTCCTTCGGGCAAAGGTTTGAAGGTTATCGTGCGAATACCAAAAGATATAGTCAACCATACAAAATATTTTAATGCCCTGGGGAAAGAGTTTGAAAGTCCAAACTTTGATACCACTACCAAAAACATAAGCAGGGTATGTTATGAATCTTATGATCCACTAATACATATAAATACAAACTCATTAACTTGGGACGCATACGAAGATGAAGAGTATACGGAAGTAAATAAAATTAAAGACACCCCAACCATACCTATCACCAATCAAAACAAAATAGTTGACATTCTTACTAAATGGTGGAGCACAAAATATCCTATGACAGAAGGAATGCGTAATCACCATGTCTACATTTTAGCTATGGCATTTAATGACTTTGGTATAGACAAAACATTGGCATCTTATGTTTGTAATCAATATGAAAGCAAAGACTTTACAAGAAAAGAAATAGACAATACCATTAGGTCTGCATATCAAAACACCGACAAGTTTGGCACGAAGTATTATGAAGATACAGATAAGATTAATCAGATAAAACAAAAATTAAAAAGAGGAGAATCAAAAAAGTCTATCCGTCAACAACTAAAAGGGTCGGTCGAGGCGGAAGTTATAGACTCTATAATAACACAAGCAGAAAAAGATGAGTATAAATTTTGGTTCAAGAACGATAAAGGAACAATTAAAATCATACCTATTGACTTTAAAAAGTTTCTTCAAGACAATGGTTTTTATAAGTATTGTCCAGAGGGAAGCAAGAACTATGTCTTTGTTAAAGTAACGAGCTGTTACATCAATCACTCCAACGAAAAAGATATAAAAGATTTTGTCTTGAAACATTTAGAAGATTATGAAGATGAATCTATTTACAACTACTTTGCAGACACAACTAGATTCTTTAGAGAAGAATACTTAAATCTACTAGACACTATTGAGCCTTTCTTTATAGACGATGACAAAGAAACATCCTACTTGTATTTTAAAAACAAAGCAGTAAAGGTTACAAAAGATAAGGTGGAAGCAATAGCCTACGATGATCTTGAAGGTAACGTATGGCAAGATCAAATGATAGATAGGTATTACAAAGAATGTGAGTTCGATGGTTGCTACTATCAAAAATTTATTGGTAACATCTGTAACCAGGACAAACAAAGAACTACTACCATGGAGTCTACCATAGGGTTTCTTATGCACGGACACAAAAATTTATCCTACTGCCCTGCAGTAATTTTAAATGATGAGATTATAAGTGATAATCCAGAAGGTGGTACAGGCAAGGGTATATTTGTCAATGCGTTAGGGCAAATGAAAAAGTTAGTTACGATAGATGGTAAAGCCTTTGCTTTTGAAAAATCTTTTCCATATCAACTTGTGTCCGCTGACACACAGATATTATGTTTTGATGATGTGAAAAAGTATTTTGAATTTGAAAGGTTGTTTAGTGTAGTTACAGAAGGATTAACATTAGAAAAGAAAAACAAAGACGCAATCAAAATACCATTTAAAAAATCTCCAAAGATTTGTATCACCACTAATTATGCCATCAGAGGTAGTGGGAATAGTTTTGCAAGAAGGAAATGGGAACTTGAATTGTTTCAACACTACAACAACAGCTACACACCTCAAGATGAATTTGGAACTTTATTTTTTGGAGATGATTGGAACTCCGATGAGTGGTGTCAGTTTGATAACTATATGATCAGTTGTCTGCAAAGATATTTGAAGGATGGTTTGATGACAAGTGATTTTGTAAATCTTAAGATACGACAGTTGTCTGCAGAAACTTGCCATGATTTTGTTGAGTGGTGCGGACTATTACCTGGTGCATCACAAAATAGAAAGCTGTGCTCTAATGAAAGAATGTGGGGTAATGATTTATACGCAGACTTTATTGAAGAGTATCCCGACTACGCGCCTAAAGCTAAAATGACAATATCTAGAAATCGTTTTTATAAATGGCTTAACTCTTTTAGTCTACATAAATACAATGTAAAAATAGAAGAAGGAAGAGATGAAAGAGGTAAATGGATAATAATTCATGAGAAGAAAAATAAAGATGACCTGTTATTTTAGCCAAAAAGGGGGATACTTAGGTATCACCTTGACCGAGAAAGTCTCTTAAAACGCATCTATGCAAGCCGTTTTTTCACAGAAACCACCAAAATATGCAATTTAGACCCTATCAGCAGGAAATAATACAAAAAGGCTCAGAGATAATAGCGCGTTACAGCTTCTTATATTTAGCCATGGAAGTCAGAACAGGTAAAACATTAACTAGTTTTGGTATTGCCCAGGCGATAAAAGTTTCAAGCGTGTTGTTTGTTACAAAGAAGAAAGCTATATCCTCTATTGAAAAAGACTACGAAATACTCCAACCATCTTTTAATATTCAAATTATAAACTATGAAAGTCTTCATAAGATAGAAGGTAAATATGATTTAATTATATTCGATGAGGCCCATGGTATGGGGGCCTTTCCGAAGCCTAGCAAGAGGGCCAAGCAAGCCAAACTACTTGTGATGCAAAACAAATGTTATGTTATACTCTTATCAGGTACACCTACACCAGAGTCTTATAGTCAAATGTACCATCAGGTTTTCTTTTGCACTAACAATCCGTTTGGTATGTACAAAAACTTTTATCGCTTCGCAGATGATTACGTTGAAGTAGTAGAGAGAAAGTTTAATAGTATGCCTGTTCGAGATTATTCAGGGGGACACATATCTATAATAGAAAAAATGAAACCTTTCACCATAACATATACACAAAAGGAAGCGGGGTTCTTGGTAGAAAATAAAGAGCAAGTGTTGTTGGTTGATATAGATCCCAAAACCCTAAACATGATCAGACAATTAAAAAAAGATCTAGTCATACAAGGGAAAACAGAAGACATACTAGCAGATACAGCTGTAAAACTAATGTCAAAAGTTCATCAGTTGTGTTCTGGTACAGTTAAATTTGAAAGCGGTAACTCTATGGTGTTAGATTATAGCAAAGCTAATTATATAAAGAAGTATTTTGCAAAGAAAAAGATAGGGATATTTTATAAATTTAAAGAGGAGCTGAGTGCATTGAAAGAAGTATTTAAAGACAATGTATGTACAACTCTAGAAGAGTTTGATTCAACAAACAAAAACATTGCTTTGCAAATACAATCTGGAAGAGAAGGAATAAGTTTGAAAAATGCTGAAGCTCTTGTGTACTATAATATAGATTTTAGCGCTACTAGTTATTGGCAATCAAGAGACAGAATGACGACTAAAGACAGAAGAAAAAATAATATATATTGGGTGTTTTCTAGGAAAGGTATTGAGTCTCAAATATATAAAACTGTTACTAACAAAAAAGATTATACCTTATCACACTTCAAATCAGATATAAAAAGGATTTAGTAAATTTGCATAATGACCGAGCAAAAAATTCAATCAAATAAAATTAAAGAATTAGAAGCCCTTGGTTATTATGTTTTAAAATTAATAAAGACTAATAAGAATGGAATACCTGATCTCCTGGCTTTACATCCAGACAAGACGATTAGATTCATTGAGGTTAAAACATCTAAAGGAAAGGTTTCTAAGTTACAAAAATATAGAATGGATGAACTTAGTAAATATGGATTTGAAACAGAGATATACAAAGGATGAATTTTTTTACGAACTAGAGAACAGTTTCATAGATACACTTGAGGATTTACCTATTGCTCTGAGTTGCATAATCATATTTCAATTAGATCAAATGATTACTAAGTCTAATGGTTTTATTTTGGACTCGAATGAGAATGTAACCCGAGGTTACTTCTGCAATGTCATAAAAAGAAAAGACCCGAAGTTTTATGTTGCACATTATATTGTAGTAAAGAACAAACCTCCTTTGTTTTTTCATTTAGAATTTGTAGATTCAGATACATATTTAGATTATCTGAACCATACAAAAGAAAAAAATGAAATTACACACAATCCTGTCAGTTGTTGAAAATGAGTTTAACTGTAAATTAAAAGTTAAAAATAGAAGAAGAGACCTAGTTTACCAACGAGCTGTTTACTATCAATTATGTAGAGACTTGACAAAATTTGGTGTAAATCAAATAGGTCAATCATTAGGGTTTCACCACGCGACTGTACTTCATAGTTTAAAAACATTTCATAAGCTTGATTTGTGGGGCGAAAAAAAATATGTGGAGGCATACACCAAGTTAAAAAATAAACTTTATTACGATAGACATATACGCACTAGGGCACAGTTTTGCAATCTATTAATACACCAAAACATAAATTTGAGGGGAAAAGTGGAGCGTCTAGAAAAAAAATTAAAAAATTCTTCTTAACTTTAAGTAAGAAATTTAACAAATGCAAGTGTTAGATAATAATTATGGGAGGATATAGTTATGCTACGCACAAAACCAAACGGAATGCCTATACCTCCATTAGAAAGAAAAAGAATCCAAAACATAAATTTTATTATGGATGATTTGCATTCATCTATCAACAATATATACGAGTTATTGATGGACAAAGAATATTCATTATTGAGTTCTGAGGTTACGGTTTTTATGCGTAAGCTCAAATCAATAAGTGAATCTGTCCAAAATGAGTCATGAAACTATACGCCCTAGGCTAACGGGCAATCGCAAAAAAGCTTTTGAAAATCTTAACACTAAAGAAAAAAGAATATTAGTTGTTGGAGATATACACGCACCATTTAATCATCCTGGTTATCTAGATTTTTGTATAGACATATATGCAAAATGGAATCTTAATCAAGTAATATTTATTGGAGATATAATAGACAACCACTATGCGTCATTCCATACCACAGACCCTGACGGTCTTGGTGGTGGAGATGAGCTTGATTTAGCTATTGATGAAGTGCAGAAGTGGTATCAAGTTTTTTCTAAAGCTGATGTAACCATTGGTAATCATGATCGTATGGTTATGCGTAAGGGTTTTGAGTCTCAAATACCAAAACGTTGGATTAAAAGTTACAATGAAGTTTTAGGAACTCCAGGTTGGAATTGGGTTGAGAATATTGTGTATGATGATGTTTTGTATGAACACGGTGAAGGGGGGCAAGCTCAGATGAAAGCAAAAAATAATATGATGAGCTCTGTCTGTGGACATACTCACACAGAATCTTATGTAAGATGGTTTGTCGGAAAAAAGTTTCGTGTCTTTGGAATGCAGACGGGCTGTGGTATCGATATAAAGTCCTACGCATCTGCTTATGCTAAAAACTTTAAGAGACAATCTTTAGGATGTGGTGTTGTCCTAGGTGGACATACGGCTTTTAATTGTATGATGGATTTGTAATATGAATTTAAATAACCCCAACGTAAACTTTGCTCTAGTGTTTCTATTAAACGCTTTGCTATTCTATTTGATATTTTCTTTTCTTACTTGAAAGGACTACTAGATTTTTTCTTTCTTTTACTTTTAGATTTTTTTAAATTTTGTAAATTATATCTAGTCCATTGACCTACCTCTGCAGGAACATAACCACCAGAATAATATAACAATTCTGCGGCAAGAGTAATCGATGCGTTTCTTCTTTGTTTTGCAGTAAACTTTTTTGTTCTAGTTTTCCCAAAAGTGGTCTCAGTTTCTAACTCACCTGTAGCAGCTATAGTTGCTAATTCTTTTATCTGGATTGCTTTATCAAGAGGTATACCCAAAACACCAAAATCTTCTAAAGGCTGATTTACAAAAAACAACTGCGTTTTTTCATCTGTAAATAAATTAACAGCTGCATTTGCTGTTTCTGTAAGTGCAAAATCTAAAAAAGGTGCAGGGCTAAATACATCTGTAAATATACTTGTGGCTCTCCCTTTTAATCTAGTCATAAATTCTTTATCTTTTTGTTCTTCAGATTTTTCATCCTCACCTAATGCAAATGATGCTACTATCTGTGTAAATAATAATCCTAAAGTATGGAAAAATGCTTGTTCCGCTGCGATTCCTCCCAAAGATTCTTTAGCAACTTTTCTTTCTTCAGCCGTAGCTCCTGTGCCACCGAACAAGGTATTCAAGTCAGATAACATTCTTGCTTTTTGATTCATTTGAAAACTAGCAAAAGGTAAAGCAATTCTTGCAAAAAATCTACCCCTTTGTGTTTTGGATCTAAAAAATTCTCCTTGTAATTCCCTGTCTGAAACATTTTGTTGTCGATCAACTTGACGTTGAGCATAATCTGCTGCTTTTTTATTTATTTTATGTGTCGACCAATCAAAACCAGGTGCAAATATATCTACACCCTGCTTCTGCATTTCTTTATCGTAAAAAGCTAACCATGAAGTATTAGCCGCCACTTTGTCTGCACCAACTAAAAGAACTTTAAGTGGTTTGTCTTGTAAGTCAGATAATATTTTGCCTGCTTTACCTATGGTGCTTGTAGGAGCTATTTCTGTGTCGTCAGCAATATCGGTTACCGCTTCTGCACTTATCCCCCTATTGGCTATACCATATCCACTTTTCTTTAGCCACTCTCGTACGTCTTTATTAGTTCTAAAAAGATTAATAGCTTTAAAAGTTCTACCACCTCCTGCAGTAACCATGGTGCTAGCTATAGGAGCCAACTGTTTTGCATACTGACCTAGCGAGGCTAGAGTTCTAGAGACAGCAAATTTTGCTAGTGCATTCGTTATTTTTTCGAAGTAAGGGTTTTCTACTTCATAATACTGGTTACCTCTTTTACTATTTACATAGTCAGTCAAAGCGTCTACCATAATCTTTCTTCTTTTTTGATCAGGTATAATCTTATCCATAGATGGGCTGTTTATAAATCCATTCACCTGTTGAATAGACGGAGCAGTTTCAATATCTGATAAAGCTTTTCTTAATCCAGTTGATTGTGTTGAATCAAACATCAAATTAACATACTTGTTTTTAGGTAATCTACCTGGTTTTGTTCTTTTTCTAAGAACACCTGACTCTTTATCATAAACACTAGATGTCTCTACTGTGTACATAGGACTTGATAAATCTGTTTCTTCTGATGGACTATCTAATCTTGAATAAGAAAAGTGAGTATAATTTAAATCTTTGTCTAGTGGTTTATTGTATATGTCTAAAGAAATATCACTTAACTTCTTATAATGTTTGCCCCACTCTTTAGTAAACCACTCTACTGCTTCTAAATTAGTTTTATCAGTTTTAGATTCGACTTCACTTGGGTTATTAGAGCCTTTTAGTATTCTGTTGTAAACTTTTTCGTAAACCTCTCCTAATTTTTTTTCCTCACTCTTGGTTGAATTTTTAAGTTCAGTTATAGAATCTTCTATCAACTTTTTCTCCCTTCTAAACTCTGTATCTTGTTCGGTTTCTGTGCCATCAACAGTTCTCCTAACACGGGCCAACATCCCTCGCTCTATATTGTTTTCTTCAGAATTAAATACTTGATTGTTTGCTTTTTTATTTTCGAAAACTTTATAATAATTTTTAATTATTTCTCGACCCTTTGCTTCTGCCGTATCAAATCCTCTAATCATATCTGTTATGCCAGACAGCTTCATAAATTTAGCTCCTCTCTTTTGAGTGCCAAATATCAGTTCTGTTTTTATTCCTAAACTTGCAACATTTTTAAGACCAAAATCAAATACTTCCGCTAATATTTCACGCGCTTTATTTTTAATGTTACGTTTAAGAGCTATAGGGCTTTTCTTTGCGTTCTCTACACCTTCTTGAGTTTTTACAACACCAAGCATCCCACCTGTTCTCCCATTAGTTGTAAAGTTTATTAAACTATCCAATGCACGCATAGCTTCTTGGGTAGACATATTGTCTATGTTTAATTTCATAAAAGCATTGACTATTCTTTTTTCCTCCTTGGTGTATTTTATTTTACCAGGACTATCAGAATCTGCGTCAAAGGCATCCCTGCCTGTTTCTAATTGTTTTTTTACAATAGCACTAAAAGTGTTGAATGCTTTTTTAATACCTGCTCTTGTTGTTTTTTCTTTTTCTTCTAACTTCTTTTTACTATTATTTGAAGTAGGATCTTCAAGTATCTCTCTAATTTCTTTTAAACTTAAATCTTTAGAAGGTATATCGGTTGCTAATTCAAATGCTTCCCTTTGCACTTGTTCTTGTCGTTGCTCTTGCTTTTGTATTTGTTCAGAAGAATATTTTTCTGTAGCAGCAATATCTGCAGCTGGAGCAATTTTAAGACCTGCTCTTGTTCTTTTGGTTGGTTGCATTCCTTGTAAAAGCTGTTCCGCTTTTTGAATATAAACATCTATATCATCCACATCTAATGGGTCTACTCTTCCAAACTCTTTAGCAGCTACAGTCACTCTACCATCAATGGTTTTAGATTTAGATTTTTTTTGTATTTGTTTTCTTAATCTTTCTGCTTTTTGTATTTGTGCAGTAGATTCAGCCTTTTGAAAACTTTTATCTACTCTGTTTAAAAACCTATCTACTGTAACAGGGTTGTTTAGATTTAAAAGATTAGCTTGCTTGATAAGTGACCTAGCTGTCCGAGCAGCTATTTTACCTTTTGTTTTAACTGTATTGATGTAATTAACCAAAGCAGTTCTTCTATCCAAACCTCTAGTCTTTGGATTTCTTACTTGTCTTCTAAGACGATTTCTTTCTTGTTCTACCTCGCTCGGCGGAACTTGAGTTTCAACCTCACCTTCTTTTCCTGGTTGGGCTGTATCTTTTTTGGGCGTACCCTTTCTGGTAACGCCGCGCCTGGTGGTGTCTCCCTCTCGAACTGTTGTGCTAGTCGGGGGTTGTTCCTGTACAGGTATCTCCTTTGCGCTTGACTCTTGAATGGCATTTGTTCTTTCTTTTATAAGTTCATTTTGTTTTTTTGTAATATTCTCTTCACTAGCTATAATAACAGGCAGTCCTGCTTTAGATCTCACTTCATTTTCTTCATCTAAAGCTTTCTCTGCTTCTTTTCTAGTTACCTCTACAGGTGGTGTTTCTGTTTCTTTATCAGCTTGTTTTTTATCTCTTTCTTTAACTATTTTTATTTGCCGATCTACATCCGCTATTTCTTTATCTATTTCTTCTTTTAATGGGCCTTCTAAATCTTTTCTTTTATCTAGTAGATTTTGTCTCTGAAATAAAAGATCAGACATCTCCACCATATTATCTGAGTTTACAATAGTTCCTTTAGTTCGGTTGATGGCAGTTTGCATTGTGTAAATCTCGTTGTATGCTCTCTCCCCTTGCTCTGGGGTTAGTTCTTGATTAAGAACTAATTTGTCTATAGTGCCTCTTAAATTTTCAATATTAGCAGCGGCGTATCTTACAACATCATTTCTTTTGCTGCCTTTAATAAGGGTAGGGGCTCCTAAACCTGAAGTTGCTCCCAAAGTCAACAATATGGTTTCATATATCTCTGTTGGTCTTAATTCTGAATCTCTTACGGGTAATCCTGTTATAGAGTTAACTACAGCATTGATAGCTTTTTCAGAAAATAAAACAGGTAGTTCTTCTAATCCTACTTCTCTTAAATTTTCTACGACTAAATCTTTGATTTTAGTTTTTAATTGTTCTTGAGAAAACTTTTTACCATCTTTTTTTACAAGACTTATAATAGATTTTTTAATACCTTGTACTCCTGTTAAAAGTTTTTGGTTGTCACCTGCAAGACTAGTAAACAAACCATCAAGTGTAGCTATAGCGTTGCCCGCCCTTGCGGCTAATCCCAATGCTTCTTTTTCGTTTACACCTGCTTTTACTAAAGAAGATCTCATGTCCTCTACGTTTTCAGCTACTGTGCTTGCATAGGAAGCTATACCTATTCCTGTTCTACCAGATACTCCTAAAGCTTTAGCAATCCTACCTCCACCTCTAATCAAAGCAAATAAATTACTTACAGTTTGAGTAAAGTTTTGTACTATTGCTCCGCCATTCCAAAAGGTTTCATTAAACTTTACACTTTTTGCCCTATTTTTTATATTTTTTATTTCTTCTTCACTTATTATACCATCCATACGAACTCTAGTCTTTTCATCTACCACCTGTCCGTCTGTAGTAACTATATATTCTTTGCCATTAAACGTAACTTTTTTACCTTCTAAAAAAGATGGTCTTTGTGCGGAATCAAAAGTTCGAGAGACATTATCAGCTGTGTCTAAAATTGATTCGGAGACACCTGCTAGTATACCTTTTTTATCATAGCCAAGCCCTGTCAATACTTGATCGCTGAGAGAAAAAATAGATGCTGCCGCGCCTAAAGCAAACCTTGATATAGTTGTAGGTATCTTTGTTGCCGCATCACCTAACTCAGTAAAGAATCGAGTTGAACCCCCTTTTTGGCCTACTTCATATAGTTTTTTTCTTTTCTTTAAATCAAGCTTATTTGTTTGTTTTTCGTACTCAGGATATAAGTCTTTAATTTTATCTAGTGATTCGGCTTCTTTATCAAACTTAGCTAACAGTTCATTACGAATGCTAAATAGTTTTCTTTTAGATTGGTAATCGGTTGTTAGTCTTATTTTAGCGTCAACACTATTAATATCGCTTTCAATGTTGTTGAGGAGTTCCATTTTATAAGACACGATTTTCTCTACCTTTCTTTTTTCTTCTAAAAATTTTTCGTTTTCTTCTGTAGGTAAAATTGATTTAATAAATCGAAACGAACCTGTTTCTTGACGTTGAGTATTCGCGTCCCAAGTTGCAAAATCTGTTTTATCAATATCAAGCTCTTCATATACGTTATCTTCTAAATCTGGCAAAGAGGTAAACTCACCTTCTCTAAACTTAGGTTTACCTGTAGAAGCAGTTACATCTGTAATAATATCTTTAGATGCCGCATCAGTTACATAGGTAGAATAAATCCTTTTTATATCTTCCTCTTCTGTTCCTGTAGATGATATACCATCGGATTTTATTCGAAGCAACATATCTTCTACGTTAACTCCTTTTGATTTTAAGTAGTCTGTAAGCTCACTAGCTTTTTCTTTTTCTGCAAAAAGAGTAGCTAGAGTGTTTTCATATTCAGTTCCTGTCTGAGGAACATCAACCTCGACCTGTTCTTTTATGACTTCAGGCATTTGATATTCTCCAGGAGTTTCAGATGGGGTTACAAAATTTTGATTAAGTACGCTTAAATCATTTTCATTAAATGCTGCTGATTCCGATGAACCATCTTCCGATGCAGAATCCGTAACGTCGTCGGGTACGTCGTTTTTTTTTTCACCGAACAGATTATCTCTTTCAACCACGCCGTAGACTCTTTCTTGATAACTAGGGTCTTTGAATTGCTCTTGAAACTCTTCAAAAGATTTGGTGTAGTAACCACCTTCTGTTAATACGCTATATAATTTTTCTACTTCTTCCATTACTTATCTAATTCACCTCTTCTGCTTGTATCAACTCTGTTTGCATTTAAAAACTCTTGAAGCTGGTTTGTTATTATTCCGTAGCTTTCTATATCACCTAAAGCAAATGTTTTACCTTCATCATCAACTAAAAGCATATTCCAATTTGGATTTTTAGAGCTTCCTCCAATGTTTTGTATCGAAGCTTTATAACCTTTTCTATCTCCTGTGCCTAACTTTTGAATTACTCTGTCTATTAAAGTTTCTAATTCACGGTGTACTTTAGATGTCTCTGCGTCGCTTTCATCATAAAAGGGCTCTAAATAATCTGCAGCAAACTTCTCACCAATAATTGACCCTACATCTCTACCATCTTTCTCTATTTTGACGGTGTTAAGATTTAGATTACCCTCTTTAGTTTCTGTTGGGAATGCACTTTCAAAACCTTTGTAATCTGGGTTTAAGACTCTCTTAGGATTTAGAGCTTCGTTTGTATTTGTTTTATAATCAAAGTTGCGATCATATTTTGTTTCTGGTTTTGTAGGATCGTATTTTGGATTTGCTATTGTTTCTTGTGTAAAACCTCCTCCGTCTTGAGCCTGATAATCAGCTAACAATGATTCGTAAGAATCATCATCCTCTAAGTCGGGATAAAATAATTGTAATAAAACAGAAGCGTCTACATCAGGATTGTTAATAGGGTACGGTGTTTGTCTTATTTTTCCATCCTTATCTTTAGTTGTAACAACAAACTCACGAGTGCCATCTTTAATGTCACCTCTTCTCTTAATATCTATATACTCTATATCATCTTTTTTATTATTGGCTCTTATTAATAATTTATTCAACGCAGTCTTTGACTTTTGTTCATTACCAGACATGGCATCATTTAATACGGCAAAGTAGCCTAGTCTTTTTGTTTTACCACTTTTTTTCTTTTTGCTCTCGTCATCTAATTTTCTTTTCTGCAATTTAAGTCTTTCCTCATCAACCTTACTGATACGGTCGGGTTGAATAAGAGTGTCTAAACTAGCTCTTAATCTATTCTCAACAAAGTTTATAGCCTCCTCTCTTTGTTCGTCTGTTATCTGTAATTGGCCTTTCTCGTTGTAAAAAATAAGCTTGTCTCTGTTCATTTTGTTTTTTGATAATTCAAGCAAGTTTCCATTCTCATCAACTAGCTGGTCAAACGACAGCTTGTATCCACCTTTTCCTGCAGCCATGTGGTCTGCTAGTATACTTGCAGCTGATGGGTCAATGTTAGTGCCAACAATCGCTTCTGCATAATCTCTAAGGGATTGCGTTATTTCTTGACCATAAAGCTCTCTTACCTCATCGCCGTACTTACCTGCTTGCACATCAGCGAGAGATGCTTTTATCTTAGTCCCATCTGCAGTGGTAACTTCTATTGTACCTAGGGAGTCTGCAACTTTTTTAATCTCTCCATCTAAATCGACATTCTCAATATTAGCGGTAGACATTTTAACAAGTTTCGAAGCGTCTATAAAATCACCTGGTCGTGTTGAAGCCACTAACTTACCTCCATCTTGAACTAGTTTTGATACATTCACTTGTCCTGTGTTTGGATCTATAAACGTACCGTGGTCTTTGAAATTACTGTAAGCCTCCATATGACCTTTTAAATCAGCTAATAATACACTAGACTTTCCAGTTCTTATATCCTCCATAGCCTTATCGTAATTAGCGTTGAAATTTTTAGCCGCTGTAAACATTAAGTCTGTACCTTGTTGGAGGTTTGCTCTTCTATTGTAGTATTCTCTTTCAGATATTTCACGGTTTTTTAAAGCTCGTAAATCACTAAGAGCCTGGTTTTGTGCTTGTTCAGAATATTCAGATATAAATCTGTTGGCTTCTGCGTATTCCCCTTGAGGTTGGTTTATAAGTTGCTCTGCTCTTTCTTTCTCTTGTTTTAAAATATCTGCTTTTCGTAGTTGTCTTTCCGCTTCTCCTTCTTGTATAGCGGTGTACATTTCTTTACCGATTGCACCCCAATCTAAATTAACTCTCTCTCGTCTAACGTATCCGTAACTCATAAATTATTAATTTCCTGTTAGACCTGGCATTTGATAACCTGTGAATTGGTTGAAAGGATTGGTCTGATCTACAAATACTGGCCCCACTGGGTTAGGTGCTTGAATAGGGTTAAAAATAGTCGTTCCTAAAGCTACACTATTATTACCTATTGGATTTAAAAAACCCATATTGTTTTGCACAGGTTCTCCAAAGATATTAAGTGTGGGTGGACTTAAATTGTAAGGGTCACCTTTAACGGTTTGTGTATTAGAGGTAGTTCCTCTTGGTCTATCAAAAGGATTTTGGTTTGATATAAGCTGTTTACCAAAACTTGATAATGTGCTTGCAGCGCTTTTATTTAGTTGGGCCGCTTGCTCATCTAAATCAGCTGCTCTCATTTGCTCACCTTGAGCTTGACCTAACTTTAAACCAGTTAGATTTCTTTGAACTCCTGCTGCTCCTAGTCTTTCACGAAAGTCTGCTTTAAACAAAGCGTCATCTGAAGCTTTTCTGATTGAATCACTTAAAACGACACCTGTTGCGCCTGCTCTACTTCCTGCTGCTGCCGCACCTCTCGAGCTTCCTTCCTGTGCTCCCTGTAATGTTTGTGCTATATTTGATAAAACTAAATTTCTTTGTTGCTCAAAGCCCTCTTTAGGAATACTAAGCCCTGCAAATTTATTTTCCGAAGCTATTTGTTGAGCATCCGCAAAAGCTTTTTCCGCCTTATCTGTAGCCTCTCGCGCCTCTCTTTTTCTTTTTCCTGCAGATATAAAACCTGCTGTTGAAGAACCTACCGCGACAGCTGTACCCGCTACCGCCGCTACTGTTGCCGCCTTAGCTGCCGCTGCTGTCCCTACTACTGCGCCTGTTGTTAAAAATCCCATATTATAATGCTTTAATCATTTCAGTGTGGTATTTATCCCCTTCTGTATACCCACACTCTTTATATATTTTTTTTAAAGGTTCGTTGTTTATAAGGGCGTAACAGAATTTAGCTTTACTGTTATGTGCAAGATGTGTTAATGTTTCAATAAGCATAAACAAAGCTTCTTTTCTGTTCTTCCTATCTGTATATTTTTTATTAGATATAATCCAATCTACCCAAGCCACCTTTGAATTAGTAAGGTATAAAAAGCCTGCGCATATTGGTACTTTATCATCTGAAATTAATATACCACCTGTTCCTTCTTCTGGTAAAAAATTTTTAATTGGAGGTGTCCATCCCCAATCTTTCCACCATTTTACTAAATATATATTATAGTCAGAAGGCTCTAGCTTTCTTATATTAAATTCCATTCAACACAAAGATACTAAAAATTAAGGATAGCTTTTAAACACATCAGCTGCTAAAGCAAAAAGCTCTGTGTTCGCACTTGATCCGTTTTCTATAGTGGTAACCATGTAATGACCTAAAAGACCGTGTGATTCAGCAAGAGTGTTTTTTGCCGCCAACATTAAAGGTGTATTTGATGTAGGGTTTGTAGCACCAGGTATAGTGCTGTCTACAGTTATTGAACTTGTTGCTATAGCTGTTATTATTCCTGCCAACTTTGGTTGATTGTCAAAAACATTTACATAATACAGAAAGTCTCCTATTGATATTATGGAATCAATAGGCACAGAAAAATTAAATATACGAGGGTTAGTTACATTAAAACCTGTGGTGTTACCTATACCATTGATTGATCTAAATCTAAATGTATTAAGGGTAGCAGGTGAACTAGCCACATTTTTTATGGCTGCATAATAATTACCTTCTTTAAGTTCAAACCAAGCGTTTTGTATCGCAGCGTTTTGACCTATATCCGTGTTCATAGTAGATGTCCAGGCACTGTCAGATTCTAAAGCTAATGTTTTGAAAACTTTGTTTCTTAAAGGCTCCGTGTTAAACACCGTAGTGATTTTTGCGGGATATTGAACTCCATAAAAGTTATTTCTTGCTTCATTGGTATTGTGACGATACAAGTTGGCTCCCGCAAATGTGTAAAAATAATTGTTCATACCAATCATAAAATCGGGATTATAAGAATAAAAAGATGGCCAACCTTTTACACCCTCACTATATGACAATGTATATGGGATACCTGTAGGAACTTGAGGTGTCGGTGTCGGTGCTTCTACAACAGGTGTTGCAGTTTGAGTAGGGGGTGGAGGTGGGGTAGCTGTAGGAGGTGGGTTAGTAGGAGGTGGAGTTGCGGTTTGTGTAACAGGTATTGGGGTAGTAACACTAGGTACAATATTGCCGTGTATACTTAGTAGCGCAGTACCTTCAACAAGTACTGGTCCGCTACCGCCTGTAAAATCCCCAAGGCTGTCATAATTATCATCGACTAGAGGTATAAAGGTTACTATCTCATAATCACCTGGAGGTAATGATGGGCTGTTGTTAACTGTAGGATTTTTTAACTCAGTAAAAACTTTCTGATTACCTGAACTAGCAGGATTTATTAAAGTCTCAGGATAAAATGCAAATAATTCTTTGCCTGTAGAATCTAATATTACACCTAACCCTTTTAACGTACCAGGCTGATGGCGACTTAAAAATTCTGACTGCATAACAGGAGCAGCGCCAGCAGAAAACTGTAACTCTTGAGGTATATTGACAGTCTTTCTAGAACCAACAAAGTAAACTATACCATCGGTTCCTAGATACTCACCTATATGACCTTGAAAGGTGTTTACTATTGTTCCAGCATATTTTCTAAGTGTGCTCATCTTGTTCTAATTACAAAAATACAACTTTATATTCAATGCTTGTTGAATGAGCGGTGGATGGAATCAGCCCACCCATTTTCTTTTGTGTATCCCCACATTAACCACTTGGAGGGAGACTGTCCTATGTATTTAATATCCAAACTAACATCACCCCAATCTTTTATTTGATTTTCTTGGTAATCATATCTATAAAGTTCTTTTCCGTAAGCATCTTGAAATATCAAAGCCATGAACTGATATTCTTTGTGTTTAAAATCTGATCTTTTAAATTTTATATTTAAAACAGTAGATACATGAAACGGTTCAAACCTTATCATAGGAAGTTCATTGTCTACTGTGGATTGTTGCACGGATCTATTTATAAAACGAACTCCTATATAATTTTCATAATCTTGAAGGGTACGTTTATTTCCTAACCCATATCCTTTTAATTGGTTTTCTACACACGGAGTGCATTTAGTATTATCTATTCCTAACAAAGCTTTTACTCTTTTTATTGAATTTTGATTCAAGGTTGTCCAATCAGGATGATCATCCCAATGTTTTTCTCTGTAATTTCTTGTGTACTCATGCCAAGCCAAAACTCTGTGAGGGTGAAACAAAGAGTAGCCGTGAGTATACGCTCGAGCTGCTATAGTTATTTCTTCTCCATGAAAATATAAATAAGGATCGTGCGGAACTTCTTTGCAAAATTCACCTACAGTAAAAGCAAAGTGTGCTGAATAAAAACGAGCTGGTATTGGCTTTTCTTCACGATTTAGATGATACGGGAGAAAAAACATAATACCTTCATCAGTAAATTTATCAAACCTCATACCCCAAGGAATTTGTTCTCTTTCCTCTGGATCATTGTTAGGGTTGTAAGAGGGTATGTAGCTGGTTAAAATAGGTTTTGGATCAGCTGGTGTTTGAACTTGATAAAACATATCAATACATTTTATATCCCAATCTTTTACGAACCTGTGATGGGAGTCTAGCTGTAAAGTAAAGTCTTCTCCATCATAATGTTGTTGTATTTGATTCCTTGCCCAGCAAGTGCCTTGAGATTCATAGTGAGGTATATCAATAATAATAAACCTGTCATCATTTTTAAATTCATTTAAATTATCCCAACCATCTTTTTTTACGTCATGTTGATGAGCAATACATATTTTTAAATTTTCAGGATGTTTAGCGTTAGATATTAAATCTCTTATCGTGGGTACTAACTGTGGGTCTCGATAGCTTGCTATCTGTACAAATATTGATTTCATTTAATTTAATTTAATTTTATTTAATATAATTACGGACAATCACCGCATCCACCATCTCCTATTATGTTGCTTTCTCTTAATGCGTATGAGCTATATTCTCTAGCTTCTAATTCACTTACCCTTTTAAATATTTCAAAACATATATTCCCTGGAACTTCAAAAAGCGTGCCTATATCAGCATTTGGCCAATTAGAAACACCACTACTAAGTCTAAATATTTTAATTCCTGAACCATAAATATCGGTGCAGCTTCTTACAATATAATAATCTTCAGGACATCCTTCTTCTCTATAGCTAAAACCGTCATTTAATCTAAAACCTCTTACATCTACAGGTAGTAGTTCTGAAGGAGGAGCTGGATCAATACTATTAGTATCTAGTATTTGTTCTAACACATAAGTGTTCCCTGAAGCGTCTGCGTATCTTGTATTAATTCTAGCTAAAAATGTTATACTATCTATTATTTGTTGAGACAACTCCTGACAAAATGTAGCACTTTGACCTGCCACAGGTTCACATCTTCTAAAAACACCGAATTTTTTCGGTACACGACTAGGGCAATCAAACTCTCCTGCCACTTTAATTGCAGACAAATTACCATAAAAACCAATTCCTGTTCCCGCTAGTCTGTCTTTTTCTGATTGAGTTAAAGTTGTTTTAGTTGGATTGTTTCTACTATCGGTTTTGTCGTAAAAGAAATATGAAACATCGGCGTATTGACCAGTTACAGCATATCTTTGATTTCCAGCTGTTGCATTCAGCGTTGTTAATTCAGCATCACTTACCTCTAAATACAGACCATCTTGCCCTGAGTAAGCTAGTTCAAAAATAGTACCACCTTGACACGCACCTAAAAAGATATATTGTGTGGCAGGTGTGGTGACAGGTATGTCTTCTAAAACGCCAGTCAATATGTTGTCGACATTTATATTTGATGCAGGTATTGTAATATTATCTCCATTTATAGATCCATTGAATGGATTGCTTGCTTTAAATTGTTTTCCACCAATCGCAGTTGCCGATATATTAAAACTAACCACAGCCCCTTCTACACCGCATTTTACAGTTGGGTTAGCTGTATCTCCAAATAATTGGAAATGCACACCCTCTACCGCGGCAGCTCCTGTATCTAATGTAATTTGATTTACAGGAAATTGACTTACACAATATTCTGTCGGTGTTGGTGGTGGAGACCCACAATTTGGACAATTAACAGCAGGTTCTAAAATTCCATTCTGCTGTCTTCTCACTATTGTTTCGTCGGAGTAATAACCGTCTGCAGCTTTAGTCTGTAAAGCTCTGTCTGTAAAAACAGCAGTAGCTGTAGAGAAGCTTGCGGTGTCGATATAAAAAGTTGCTTGTGCCATTTATATTATTTTATGCGCTTGGACATGATATATCATATACCTCCCACCCTGTGTCGGCTGGACTGTATACTTTTAACGTACAAGTAGTTGTCGCTGTTAGTTTGTTAAATGATAAAATTCCATACCCAGGGCTTTCATTAGGGAATTGTGTATTTGCCACAACTCCTCCATTTGCCAAAGTAGGAAGTGCCTGTGTGCCTGGATTAGATGCAGAACCGTAAGGGTTTCCTGAAATAGGATCTACAAATGGCCCTCCTGAATTACCCAAAAGTAAAGCATTATGGAGTTGAGGTATTTGGTTGTTATTAGTCCCTGTTCCTACACCTGTACCTGTTGCACCTCTATATTGGGAGTCTACTACAACAGCTCCATCAAACTCTATTATGAATCTATCAAGAACTGATTTAGCATCAAATATTATTGTTACTTGTCCAATATTAGCTCCTAATGTTATAGTATATTGAGCAGGGTACGTTGAATTTATACTGCTTACAGCTATGTTTTCTCCGCAAGGAACAGTTGGTGATAAACCACCACAACTACAACAAGCATTGTTTGCTGTTGTATCTGAACACAATCTTACTGATGTAGACTCTCTATAGTCATAAATTAAATACAGATTGTTATCCGTCGCAGTTCCAGAAGGCATTGTGAAATTAGCGTAATACTGTGTGTTTGCTTTTACAATAGGTGTTGCTTCTGCTGATGCCGCAAGTAAAGCGTTAATGTCTGTAGAGTTATTTGTATAAACTGTAGAGGATCGCAGGTATCTAAACTTGTGTACAGATCTATTAAAATCGAAATCGTCTGGTGGTATTTTATTTGATATTATACTCACTAAAGCTCCATCACCAGGTATAGCTCCAGTGCCCATAATACCAGAGACTACACTATATTGAGAGACTATAGGGTTAGTTGAGCTGAATGCGGCGAATGTCATTTGTCGAGAATGAATCGGTGAAGAAAAAACATTGTCCGTCCATCTATACTCATTATGTATGGTTTTGTTTGCTTGATTGTTAGTTGTTACAGCTATTTGATATACATTTAAATCTGTTTGTGACGGACAGCTTACAGTCATTTCTATTTGAGCCGCTTCAGAATTACTTGTTGTGATTTCAACAAATACATCTTGTTCTTCAATTAAACTTTTAGGGATAGTTAGAGTTCCGCTTATATAAACATCTCCAGAGGTGTATTTAACACCATTATAATATGCGTTAATTAAATAAGCTGTCCCTGTTAATGTTGCTTCAGATACTACATCTACACTATTGGCTTCATCTATCACCTGCACATCACCTGCTCCAGTTGGTGTTTCTTCTTCAGTGTGTATAGGAGTTAAATCAGATTCAGGTATAACGTATGATATTGTTACTGTTCCTATGTCCTGTCCTACATTTACACAAAAATTCGCAGAGGATGCCTCAGAACCACCTATTTGAAATATTTGTGAAGTGTTACATGGTTGACATTCAGTTAAATCAATACTAGACTCTGTGTTGCTAGCTAATACAAATTCATTCATATAAGGATCATAAGCTCCTAATTTTTGGGCTCCAATAGATTGAGCAAAAAAATCTCTAAACCAAGACCTCATCCCAATTTGAGAGATAACTTCTAAATTATCCCCTCTTAACTTGATAACTGCAGCTCTTTTTGAATCTGTAAAAAACACATCGTAGCCCCATACAGCGAAGCTTTCTGGGTTATTACTAATACCATATTCTTCTAGTCTTGGTATCTGTGTTCCCAATACTTCTGGGACTGAGGTTAAAGCACCACCACCACTTGCGTCTGTAAGTAAGTCTTTGCCCACTAGAACCCTAGATATTCTATCTTCTTGTAAAGCTAGTATATCATTTAGCCTTGAGTGTAGTTTTCTAACAGGGCCAAAAGAATCCTCTAGAGGTTTGAAGTTTAATAAACCTAAATTAAATTCATTGAGTTTATTGACGTTTGTTTCATCATTGAAAACCCCACTATATGTTAAATCTGCAAACCTGTGTGCTTGTTTATATAATTGACCTGATGTTGTAAAAGTTCTGTTTCCAAAGTTCATCTCTTTACCTTTGATAGAATCTCTTACTTTGTAACTTTCTACTCCATTTCCAAAAGAAAGGCAGTTTGCAAAACCTGTATCTATAATTGCATCTTGCGCTGTTACAACTCCTTGGTTTTGAAAGTCTATTAGTTGGTTTTGACTAGAACCCGTGTGTTGTCCTTTTGCGTCTATAGCAAAAGATTTGTCGTTTTCAAACCATACATCTGGTAAAGCCTCTCCTGGTAGTGTTTCAAATACCACTCCTGAATCTGCTCTAATTACTTCTATTGTAACACTAACAAAAGAAGTTTTTCTGCTTCCCCTATTTCCACTACCACCACAACCATGTGTACCTGTCATTAAAAATGTTCTTTGTCCATTGGTAGTATTATTGTGAAATCTAAAAAAATTTGTTTGAACTGCACATCCTGCATCATCCAAAATAGGCCTTCCTGCTGCAGACGCTGGCGTAGAATTGTAACTAAACAAAACTTCATCTGGCTCACCAGGCCCAGGTTCTTTTATGGCTATGGCGGGTAAAACATTTTGTAGGTTTTCCCCTTCAAAAAACATTTGAAACGCACCTTTATTTAATGGATTTGCAGCCACTGTTCCTTGCTGTGTGTAGCTTTTAGACGCAACCACCGTTGTTTCTATAAAACTACTTCTTCGTTCACAACGCTTACCTGACCCTCTTCTTTCATGTTCTATAAGAAATTTCACCCTAGAGCCTGCAGGAATATCATAATCTATAAACTGATTTGCGTTAGCTGGGTCTTCTATATTTACAGGGTATATAGCAATAGGGCAACCATTTTTACTTCCTCTTATTCCTGTAAATGTTCCTTGAGCTATTACATTATTAAAATCATCACCATCATCTATAGCAAAGTTAGGTTTCATTTTCATATATACACCAGCAGGGACTTCTATATCAGTTCCTGTATTTAAAGGATCATCTATACTAATAAAATTCTTTGGTTGAGTTGATTTATCTAATACTGTAGCAAATACGCAACTCGCTTTTGGGCCACCCGCATCTTGTTTTACAATCAGCCTATCACCTGTTTCTACTTTGTTTGCGTTTTCCCCTTCCAATAAAAAGTACACATCTCCAGAGCCATCAGGTTTGAAAAATATACTAGTGTATATAGTTTCGTATGTAGCTTTATCTGGTTTAATACAGAACTTGTATCTCGTAGCCCAAAGAGGTGCTATTTGTGCAGGTGGCCCTCCAGGTTGACCGCCAGGTATATTTACCTGTATTTTGTTTATGAGGTCAGAATTACCACACGGCACATGAATAGTGTTGGTTGGGCTAACTAAAGCAGTAGATGATCTATTAAATTCATCCATGTATATTATTCCTATTTCATAACCTCGATTACTATGTAAACTAAAATTACTTGTTGAGCTCGAGAATGAAACTTCGGTGCTTATAAATTGATAATATTCGACTATAACATTAAATGTGTCTACATATTTCATAGCTATCGGTTGGATACCAATAGTATGCTGAGAGCTTGTATCTGCGAATATTCGTATAGGTTCATTAAAAGATGAAACACCACTTTGATTTTTAGTATACGGAGATAATGTGGTGGCAAGAGCACAGTTTATAACATCAGTTAAAGTAGTGCCATCACACGCAGTAGATACAGGTTGTATGTTAGACGCTGTTCCCATTTTAGCTTGGAAATCCGCGTCTTGAGACAAATCATAAGCTGTATCATAATCTTGTAGCAGAGTGTAATCAAAATCTATAGTCACATTACTGTTTATGTCAGACGGAAAAGGAGAGCTGCCGCTAAATGCAGAGTGACTTAGGGTAAATCCAATATTTATAGATGAGCCTTTTACGAGCTCAACACCCTCAAAATCCATAGTCAATACCCCTGCGGGCACTGTTATATTTCCAGATAAAGTAAATGTAGCTTCACTTAATGATGTCTTTTCATCTAAACTATTATCTTCAACAACCTCTGTGAGTAGAGTTGTGTTATATGTAAAATTTGTTGCTCTGCCAAATGAATCTTTTAAATCATACCCTTCAAAGTAGTTACCATAAACGAGCCTGTTGCCCATTATTGTTTGTGCTTGTGCCTGCAAGGGTACGTTGTCGTAAGTTCTTAGTATTTCAAATTCAGGAAGAACGGTGAATATTTTTTGATTGTCAAAAGTGAAAACGAAATCTGTGTTGTCACCGATACCTTCTGTGTCTTTATTAAACTTTTCAATAACTTTAATTGTATTGTCAGTCATTTCTTTAAACAATAATTCAAAAGCGACAACTAAACTATCACCCGTATTTATAGTAATATCTACAGCATTGGTTGTGTTTACCATTCCTTCGTTTAAAAAACTATCAAAGTCAAAGGAAAAACTTGAGGTTGTAAAAGCAGGAGGGCTAAACTGTGAAACAGCCGAGAACTCTCCGTTTTGATATTGGTATCTGTAAGCAAAGCAAACAAACTTGTCTTCTAAAAAAGTGTTTTCAGAGTTGCTTAATTGTTTATTGAAAATAGTAGGAGCTGCTAAAGGTGGTTTTTTTATCACCAATAAACTTTCTGCGCTAAATTGATCTATATAAGGCATATTATAAAGTTAAAGTATAAGTTACACCATCTACTAATGTCAATCCTTGTAAAACCACAGTGCCTGTTGATTCTGGATTTTGAGAAAAACCACTGTCGTCTATTTGATTTATTGGTTCATTTCTAAAATTACAGCTGTAAGTCCCACTACTTCCATCAGAGCCTGTAATATTACCAGCTATATTACCGCTTCCAGAAACACTACTTCCGTCACCAACAAAGAAACTCATCGTTGTTACATTGTTTGTTGAACCACTAATATCTGTTATAAATTCTGTAAGTCTCATATTAGAGGCTTTGTTTACTCCTTGTATTCCAAAACCAGGGGTTATTTGGCTGCTCGCTTGATTTGGTTGTGTCAAAGTATAGCACCCTGTTCCTGGTAAGTTTACCTGTGTTGTGGTAGGAGCAGCTCCAGAACCTACACCTCCAAGAGCCACAGGGCATCCAGGTAAAGTCCCTCGGTGAAAACCAATTTGAGAGATACCTGCTCCCGTTGTAAGGCCTGCTGTAAAAGCAAAAGCAACTACATTGGTTGTTACTAAAGCGGCTTCTACAGGTTCTTTATATGCGTTATTTACGTTTATAAATCGGGGTGGATTAAAATCGTCTGTAAAAAAAAGCAAATTACCTTCTTTATTTATACCTGTGATTAATTTTTTGGGATTGAAGTTTAAAGTTGTATTGACTCCAGAGCCATCATCTACGCTAACAACATGATAACGAACTCCACTTGTTATATTATTGAAAGAAACAATCATATCGCATTTACCAGTGTCTCCTAAAGAAAACGCACCATCATGTATAAACCAATACAAGGTTTCGTTTGCACCATCCTCAAACGCTCCTATACACCTAGCGTTATTACTAAGATTTACATTGTTACCGCTTATAGGATCAATAAAATACAGTCTAGTTATTTGACTATTGCCCTTGGCTTTTTCTACAGCACCTATTTCAGATTCCTCTGTAGATCCTAATCTAACATTAAGAGCGTCTATATATTCACCATTTGGAATCAGCCTTTCATCAAGGCTTTTGTTCATTCGTCCTTTTACAAAATTTCTTTGTATTCTAGCCATTTTACTTTATCCACTTATTTTCACCTCTAAGATTCATCAATAATCTACTAGGATGGATGTTGCTTAATCTAATTTTAGCATTTCTTAAAAGTGAGCTTTTGTCTTTTCTTGCTCTATTAACTATATATTCTTGTACTCCAAACTTGTTGTTTAGTAAAGCGTATTTGATAGCAGCATAAACATACTCCTCGAATAGTTTATTAACACTTACTGAATCATCATTTCCATTTTCCATTCCGTCAGATATGTATTGTAATATACAACTCTGATTTGCCATTGTTGAATCAAAGTTTATAACCCCTGCTTTTCTGTCTATAGTAAAGGTAGGATTAAAATTGGCAGTTTCAGTATTTAAACCATAACGCGCTCCTATTCTAGAGTTATATATATCGTCTCCATCAAAATCAAAAGAACCAGAGTTATTGTCTGCTTCTCCTTCATTTCTTAAATAAACACTTTTTAAGCTACCGTCTTTTCTTGCTGTATCTAAAGCAGATTCTTGTGTTGTTACATTGTCATCAGAATCATAAGTAAAAGACGCACTAGCTGTTTGTAAAAAAGATGTTGCGGACTGAACCTGCACATTTTCTACTAAATCTCTAATTACGTTATTTTTAAATAAGGATAATTTTACCCAATTCACGAAATCAGGTGGCAACACAAACTTTAAGTCATCATATATAGTTAGCTGTAAAGATTTAATAATTTTAAAAGCATCATAGTTAAGTTCTTGTATTGCTCTTTTTGCGTGAAATAATATCTTATATCTATTCACATTATTAACAAGATGATGATTGCCTTGATACATAAGTAAAAAATTACTAATAATATCTTTAAGAGAAACATATTGATAAGACCCCCAATTAGCATTTGTTGGGGTAGCCCCATCATTAGTGTAATATTTTTTCTGATCTATGTAAGCCATAATTATTCTTGTTTATTTTCTTTTTCTTCCTCAACAGATGCAAATTTATACACATCTCCTTCTCTAACAGAGATACCTGCATACTGTAATATTTTGTCAACCAAATCATTTGAATCGTCTGCTGGTAATTCAAAGTCTTGGTAATCTGCTTGACTTTGGTCGAACACGGGTGCTCCACCTGCGATGGAACTAAATGTCCATTTTGGATCTAGGGGATACCTAATATACTGTGCCTCTATATCATTAGCGCCATTGAAAGTGTCTGGAAACACAGTCACTTTACTTGCTTGCTGAGTGTATGCAGGAAAGTTTGTAGAGGGTGCAGTTAAAAGAGAGCCGTTTAGTAATGTTATTTTTGATTGAGATACTCTTTCAGCTTCACCTTTAAATGTTCCTCCACTTGAACATAATATTTTATTAATTAAATAATAATCAGCAGGCATAGTATACACATTAGCTGCGTCTTGCGTCAGTTGTGCTGTTACAGAAAAAGTATCAATAACTTCTTCATAACCCTTTTTTATATCTGCATAACCTGTTCCAGAAACCCTAGCGTTCTCTTCGTTTATCTGTCTGTTATAATTATAAAAATACTCATCAAATATATCCAACTGCGCCTGTTTAGCAAACAAGTTAAAATCTGCAGGAGATATATACCCGTAGTTGTTTTTATTTATAATCGCTAATACTGTGTTTCGTACAGAATTTATCATTGTACTTGAGTTTGTACAAAGATACGCAAAAAAAAAGAGGCCGTTGATTTTGACCTCTTCTTACATATACGATAATGTTTACTTGTTTTTAAGCAGTTCTTTCAAGTGTTTATAAACCTCAACACCTTCATCACTTATAAAAAAGGATGATGCCATATATATTGGGTCTTCCCCATACGGAACATTCATCAGTTTCTTTTTGTTAGATGGAGTGTTAAACCAAATCTCTTTATCTTTATTGCGTAGCGTCAAAAGATTAGCATCAAAGAATCCTTGAATCGTTGCATTCATCTTCAACGATGGGTCTCTTAGTATTTTCAAAAAGTCCTCTGGTTGACGTTTTGCAAACCTTAGTATTTCTCTTTTCAGCTCTTGTAAACTATATCTTGCAGGGTCTTTCTGAAACAAAACTCGAGATATGTTTTCTACCTGGTCTACCTCTAGCTGCCTTGCTTCAATCAACGCATCTACCTCTGTTTCTATAATTTCATTTTCCCTTGCTGCTTCAGCCTCTTTGTTTATTTCTACAAATATTCTTCCATTACCAGGATGTAAGTCTAAAAACTTTTGAAGAACCTGGTTTGTCTTCGGAACACTCAAAAAACCATTTTCAAAAACTATAGGTTCTAAAATAGCTGTATCGTCTTGTTCATCTTGAAATGGACTGTTTTGATTTCTAGCATAACGTAAAGGTCGGTTTACACCTGACTTTTCGTCAAACCATAATAAAGGAAATCTTTGTGTGTGTCGGGATGCTAATATTAAAGATAACGGAGCGTTTTCTTTAGTTAGCTTATAAGCTTTCGCTTTGAATGTATTTTTCATTTAATTAGATTTAAAATTTAAAAATAAGAGAGGGAGACTTGCCCCCTCTCTTTACTTAACTACTATTCTTGGAATAAGAAGAAGTTGTTAGCACCTAATGTACAAACAGCTCTTTCTGACAAGAAGTTAACTTGCATATTATCCACATCAGTAGTAGCAGCGCCACCAGCTGATCCAGTAATCCAAGTTTTGTATCTTCTATCTTCAGTCTCAGAAGCTCTGTATCTTACATGAAGGAATGGTCTCTTAGCATTTTTACCAAGGATTTGGTCGTAAACGCTAGTTGATCCAGCTGGAACAAGTAGGCCGTTAATTCTGCCTGAACCTGCACCTGTTGGTAAACCACCTCTCATTGTAGGATCGTTAAGATATTTCCAATCTGTTTTATAGAAGTCGTAACCTCTTCTGAATCCAGAGAAACCTAAATTTAGAGCCATCTCTTCATCATTATCAAATAGACCGTAAGAAGTACCGTTTGCACCATAAGAATTTTGTGCAGCTAGCATATCATCAATGTCGAATGAAAATTGTCTGTCGACAAATATCACATTCTCTTCGATTGAACCTTGCTTATCTAGTCTACTGATAATAGAATCAAAATCAGCTAATGTAGTTGGGTTTCCACCGTCCCAGATATTTCCTCTTTGAGAAACTGAATAGAATATTCCATCCGAACCAGCTCCTTGAGCTCCAGCACCAGTGTTTAAACCGATTGCTGCAGTAGCACCTGATCCCACTTCAGCTGGAACTGCCTCTATCATTGCAGTTTCCAAGTAATCATCAAATCTTAGTCTTGTTTCATGCTCAGACTTTAGATACCATAGGTATCCAGTAGCACCATCTTCAGTTGTAACTTCAATCCAACCGATTTGAGCCATGTCTGATCCATTAACAGTGTAAGTATCTTTAATGATAATAGGCTTGTTTTCAAAGATAAAGTCGTTAGCCTCTAAAGAACCAGCCATTCCTGCTGTTCCTTTTTGAAACTCTGATCCATATATAAATACAGTAACATCTGCGTTACCAGCACCTGTTCCAGCAGTTACAAGACCACCTGCTTCATAAAAAGCACAAGTGAATTGTCCTCTACCACCACCAGCATTGTCTACTGCAGTTACAACAGCTTTATTAGATCCTGAACCATCGTTTTGAACAACTACAATAGTTTGACCTACTCTAATTACTTGCTCTGCAGTAGTTGGATCTAAAGTGTCATTAACTTGGAAAGTAGCTGTATCCGCATTTACATTTGCAGCTGTTCCTACGTTTGTGTATTTAGTATGTAATCTACCTTGCTCTGCCCATTTAATAAGGTCAGAGTTAGTTGGCATTTCTGCCCCCACCATTCTTAAAAATGATGAGATTGTTCTATTTCCATAGCGCTCAAACTCTTTTTCATAAGTATCAGGTAGATACTGATTCAAAAAGTCAAAGTTAACTATGTAGTTTTGCGCAGTTGGAGTTCTTTCTGAACTCGGTGTCAACGCAAAAGTCGGGGTTGTTTTTACCTGTCCTGGCATAATTTTAATTTTTTAATATTTAACTTCTTTTTATACTCTTAATTCTTAGTCCTCGGCTTGAAGGCTGAGAAACTGATTTAACTTTAAACCCACCTTTACTTAAAACTTCTGGTGCTTTACGCTCAGACATATCTATATTTTTAGTCTTTCGTATAACATCTTCTGTTGCCGCTGATTTACCTTGATCATAAAAGAACTTAGCAAACCTTTCGGGGTTCATAGCTACTGCCAAAGCTTTATGGTATCCTATTGCGTCTTTTATATACCCTTTTTCATCTAAAAATTTTTGTACAAAATTCAAAGCTGTTTGTTGGGCTTTCTTCAACTCGGATGCGTTTCCAGGAGAAAAAACTAGAGATTTGTCGTCTATTTCGAATTTAAAACCTTTAAAATCGTCATTAAAAACTTCATCAGTTTTTTTAACAAACCATTGAGATCTATATTCATTTTCCTGCTGTTGAGCTTTAGCATCTTCAAGAGACTGCCTGTAAGCTATATATTCTTCATCAACAGCGCCAGAACTTTCCCTTGACTCAAGGGGCTGCTTATACAGCTCTTGTTGATTTCTAAAGAATTTTTTTGCTTTAGCAATTTCTTTTTTCTTAGCAAGCTTTACCTTTTTAATATCATTGGGCTCATCCACTTCTTCATCGTAGCGAAAATCATCCATCATCATATCTATATCTTCTGAATCTAAACCTTCTTCAGTTACAGAATAATATTCTCTAAGTAAAGCGTCAGGACTTAAATCAGAAAAATCTCTTTGCAATTTAGCATAGTCTCCTATTCCTCGTCCTGTTTCTTTTTTATACTTAAAGTATGCAGCAACATCTTCTGGTAATTCTTCTGCTTTTTCCCTTTCAGTTAAAAGCTCATCCATAGATGTAATCTGCTTACCGTATCTCTTATCAATATATGAAAGAACATCTTTGTCTTCGATTTCACGAGGTTGAGGTTCAGGAGTTTCGTCCTTAACTTCAACTTCTTGCTCGCTGACAACTTCTTTTTCGGTGGATTCTTCTTTTACTTCTGGTTCAGAAGGTGTTTCCTCCACTTTTACTTCCTCTGTAGAACTTTCTGTTGGTTGCTCTACTTGAGTTTGTTTTTCTTCGTGCTTATCTAAAAGCTCTTTTTCTATTTCTTGTTTTGACTTTGGTTCAACGTCAGTTAGTTCTCGTACTTTTATTTCCATTTAATTAAATTTTATACAAAGTTAAATAAAAATAAAATACACTTTTACCTAGGTGAAAACTCGGCTAAATCAAAACCATCTAAAGAATCTTCGTTAGATTCGAAAGTTTTTGGAGGTAAATTGTTTTTACGTTGAGTTATTAGTTGTGACTGCTCACTATTAGCTTGACTAATTCTTTTGCTTTTACCTTCCTCTTTGTTTTGCTCTCTTTGATTCAAAGCAGCTTGAGTCATTCCTTGTAATTGAAGATTATATTGAAACTCCTGCTCCATAAGTTTAGACTTTAACTGAGCCTCGTTATTGTTTTTTTCTATTTCAAAAGCTATTTCCGCTTGCTTGTATTTCATTTTATACATATTCTCAGCTTCCATTTTTTGCATAGCTATTTGACCAGCTAATTCTTGAGACTGCATTTGTGACTGATTAGTTAAAGCTTGCTTTTGCATTTCATTTTTCTGATCTTGTTCTTGTTTCGCTTTTCTTTTAACTTTTAGAAGTTGATTAGCTAGTTTGATATTTTTTATTTCTCTTATATCTATAGCATCTTCTAAATTTATATCACCTTTAGATAATGCAACTTGTATATTTTGCTCTAATCTAGCCGCTTCTTCTTCATCAGGTGCTAATTCTATAAATACACCAAAATCATAAATATATAAATCTGAAATTTCATTTAAAATACTAACATTATATTTACCTATCTTATTAATAAAATCATCTTTAAAATCTGAAAACTCTAAAACGTCTGCTATTCTATAAGTCAGGGCCTCTGCCAAAGACCTATATATAAATAAACTTCCGTCAAGTATATGCCTAGTGGCTGTGTTAGAATTAAGAGCGGCTAACTTTTGAACTCCAACCAAAGCGTCTGGATTTGGTGTAGAGCCATCTCTCGCTTCATTTAATCCTGTAACCGCTCTCATCATATCTAAGTAATGATTATAATTAGCGATAAGCATTTGTGTTTTGGATGCACCAGAGTTTGAGGTTAATTGCTGAATAGGAACTCTCCCTTGATTAAATTCACCTTCTTGAGTATAGCTACGCCCAATTACACTTCCTGTTTGAAAATATAATCGTAGAGCGTCTTCTGGATTATACCCTTGACCTGTACCTAAATCCACTTCATTAAGTCCATCTGCGTCTATATAAACGCCATCTGGCACAGTTCTAGCTATAACTTGTTGTAGTTTTAGGTGGGTAATTTGAATTAAATCAGCAAAAGGTATCATTCTTCTTACTAAAGACTCTATTACACCTTTATACATTCTAGGCGCAACAGCCACATAGTTAGAAAGTGCGTGTTGAGAACTAGACTTAGGACGAACCATGTTTTTTGCAAGCTCCCATTTCAAAATAATATTTGTTCCCATTACCATAATACCATCATACCAAACATCAATCGTTTTTTCTACCTTCTCAAACTTACCCTCATCCATCATTTCTTCTGGTGGATTAAAAGTGTCGTCCTTTTCAATCATACGGATATTATCATCCTCCATTATTTTTTTCTTATAAACCATTTTTTTGGTGGTTTTATAATTAAAATACATAAGAGTAGCTGTGTCACGATAGAATATATCGTTTTCGTAATACTGAGCGGTATTAAAATAATCATACCAATTTTGACTGTATTTAGATATTTTTTCTAAATCATCGTTAGTTAATGTAGGATCTATTTTAACAAGTTCTGTTATTGGTACAGTTTTAATTTCACCCCAATAAAAACAATCTCTAAAGTAAGGGTCTTCAGTATAGCTGTAAACTAAGTTAGCTGGATCTACATAAGATATTTGCACACCTGCACCAGGAAGAAACTCGTGTTTTGCTACAGCTATTCCTGTAACCATCAAATCATAATCCAACCTTTTTCTTATATCGTCATAATGACTTTCTGCAAACATAGTGTCTATAGCTTCCTCTTCTGCTATTTCTATAGCAGGTTTATAATTTAAATTCATATATAATGCAAGCTCCTCATCGTTTGCTGGTAGCTCATCGGGATTCATTATAAATGGATCAAAGCCTGTCTGCTCTTGCACGGTACTTAACACTTCTTTCGCAGCCATTTGACCCTCAATCATGTCTTGATATTTACTTCTTTTAGATTGTGAAAGAGCGTCTTGAGCGTAAGCTTTTACTTTAAACAAACGATCAGACATTCCATTAACTACAATGTCTACAAACTTTGGAATAATTGGAACAGGTGTCCAATCTAAATTCAAATAAGATAAATCACCATCTACTGCTAATTCATTTTTGTATTTAGCAATAGCCTGCTCACCTCTTGCGTATAATCTTAATCTATTAAAATCTCTGAACTTACTATAATATCTTGCCCCATTTGTGTCTTTACGAAACCACTCATATTGAATAGCTTGTCCAATTTGAAGTCCGTATTCTTTAGTTTCTTTTTCAGCGTCTGATACGAAATAAGTGGGAAAACCTACTTCTTTAATGTTAATTGTGATTTCCTTCATTTAATTAGTTCACTTATAGATCCCTTGTTATTGTATCTTGCAAAGTTAAGACTTATTTTTGATTGTTTTGAAATAGGTAAATACAGAGACTTTTGATTCGCCATAACCGCTAAACCAGAACTGATACTAGCGTCAAAATGTGTTCTATTGCTCACATCAAATCTAGCCCAATCTTCTAAAGTTCTATTGAAATACATCGTACCCATTTCATAATTATCTCTATATGTACCTTCTAAATCTAGACCTATATGTTTTTCAATATAAGATTCTATTGCAGCAGCGTGTGATTGTTTAACATCCTCAGAGGAATTTGGTATTCCACCAAGCTCTCTTTCTGATTTAGATAATTTAGTATAATGTTTATCAGGCCTATTCATACAATAACCTCTGTAACCCCTGTTTTTAAAATGATATAATAATCTGGGTTTGTTATTTTCTATAAGTATCGGCATGCTGTAATATATACAAGCCATGAGGACTTCCTCAAAAAATATCTCTGCAGTTTGTGGCCTAGCAACATATTCTAAAAAAAACTCATTGCTTGGAGCTTCATCCATATTAAATTTAGTAAGACCGTGTAACGCTCCGTTAGAGCCTCTTCCACCAACTGTTCCAGATATATCATAGGAGTCACATCCAAATGCGCCAATATGTTCGTTTACTGGGTAATAGATTCCTAGTTTACTTATTTTTTTATTAGTTAAATTTTTGTTGGGAAACCACGACACTTTAAAGCGTCCATTTACATCAGGTGTCCATATTACTTCAGAATCTTTTTGACCGTTTTTCCAATAGAATTTACCTCTAGTAATGTGATGATCTAATATCAATGAATCATTGTAATCTATTTGCTGGTATATTTTTGTTAGATTAAATAAACTTCCTTTGCTTTCATCTCGAAAAGCGTGAGACTCTGTACGAGGAAACTGTCTGTAAAATTCATTCAAAGCATCTGCGTCTTTTTTTAAAGACTCCACCTCTGCCTCCCAATAATCTATAGCTCCTGTATAAATATACTCCCCATCCACACCCAACACTTCTTCTTCTGGTTTATTAAAAACAGGCTGACCGTATCTATCTATAAAACCCTCCATGTTCCATTCCATAGGTATAAATAAATTGTAAAGACCACTTTTTGTCTGACCGTTGTTATTTCTTTTTGCAACATCAGAGTCGTTATAAAGGTTTTTAAAATTTTCACCACCTTTACTTAATGAGTTCGATGTTGACCCCATCATACACTTGCCTATTATCTTGCTACCTAATCTTAAACAAGTTTTAGTGACTCTCCAGTTGTTTAAAATGTTATTTGGTTTTATCCATTTACCGCTTTCATCATGAACTAAGAGTAAAAGTTTTTCTCCGTCATAAGAGTTTTCGTCAGTATTCTTCCAATCTATTGTGGTGTCAAGTCCATCTAAGTCATCGTCATAAACCTCGTGCATATTTTTTTTTGTAATTTTAGCTGCAGGAACTCTAAATGCCAATTCTGTTTTAGGTTTGTCCATACCATCCTGTATTGGTTTGAAAAAAAACGGCAGTCTGTTTGCTATGGGTACTACTTTGTCAGTAAACATCTTTTTTGCATCTGATCCTGTTTTTGATAATATTCCAACCCTTGAGTCTTTAGCTAATGTTCCTGTGTTTACACACTCTGATGACCCCATAAAAGAAAACCCAGATCTTCTGATTTTTAAGTAACATAAACCAAAACATCTTTTGTCTGCTTTACAGGCCTCCCAGTAAATAAAAAATATTCTGTTTGCTTCTCTAAAATCAGGGTAACCTACATCTATATTTGTCCACTGTAAATACATATAGTGAGCTCCTGTTATGTAAGTTGGTTTTCCGTTATTGTAAAACCAATGTCCTTGCTCTCTTCTATCAAACTCCTTTTCAATATAATCTATCCATCTATCTTTAAAATTAGTTGGCATTTCATTCCATTGAAATATAGAGTTGATTCGAGCTAGTTCTTGAGGTAAATCTTTACGCTCCCAGAATTGTTGTTTTTTTGAAAGACTTTTTTTGTATACATCTTTTTTAAACGGCAGTGCTATACATAAACCATTAATGTTTATAATAGATCCTATTTGTCCTGTTTTAGATATAACTACAACATCATACTTCATGTTGTATCCATACAACCAGGTTCTAGCTTTATTTTTTGTTTTGACAACCCCTGACGGTATGTAGTCTTCTAAAACTTGATACAGTTTATTTTGATCTTCTTTCAGCAAATCCTTGTCTGCTTTGAGATGGGGACTGGTCATTATTAATTATTTGTTTTTCATTCTCTATTCTACTTAATATATCAAACGCATCAAATATAGCAAGCTTTTTCGTGGCCGCTGCATTTTTTAATCTGTCTGCCGCTAACTCATCTTCTGGATCGGGTTTTATAATATCCTCTTTAGCGACTTTGATTAATTGTTCAACAGCTATATTACCCGCTTCAATTATTTTTTTCTTTAGTTCCTCTGGTTTCATCTTTTTTTATAAATATAACTTGAACTAATCTTGAGTGTATGTCTTCTCCAAAGTTATCAAACATATTTCTAGAATGCGGAAGAGTAGAGTCA